GGGTCAAGAGGGATTTTTTGTAAACTTAAAACACATTCCTAAAAAATGGTGGCCGAAAAGGGTTCTAGAAGAAATGAAAGGGATCTACCTATGATCGACAACATAGAACTAGAGATAGCCGTGAGCATGATGCGCCGTTACAAGAGAGAGATCGACAGCCTCAAGGAACGATACGGCACGGGGGTTAGACCTAGCTGGGTATCAACAGACCTTGCCCTTGCGTGGGATGCTTACCAAAGCTATGAAAGAGTTGCACTAGATAACGGATGGATCAAAGATCATGACCAATAAGTCACAAATGTATAGGCCACAACGTAGAACAATGGAGGCTGTAGAAAATGCAGGCTGGATGTACATAGAGGATGCTATGACAGCCACAGAGAAAGCCATAGACAACGCATACTGGGATGGGCTGGACCCTACCCCTAAGGAACGGGAGCTTGAGGGCCTACGCATGGCACAGAAAGTAGGAGAGCAGTATGTCACAGACTGGTGAGGTTATCGGATTGATTGCAGTAATCTGTTTGCTGGTGCGTATGGACCTAATCTTTGCAGGTATGTATTACATAAAAAAGATGTTGACAGGTTAGAGAATGGCTGTATGCTCAGCCTTGGTGCTGCCGTTGGTACACCCACTAACTAGATAGGATAACAAACTACTATGATACAAGACCATGAGAGAACCCATCAGCCTTGTCCCTTCGAGGATTGTGGTAGTAGTGATGCCTTTGCGTACAATACACAGAAGCAGATGGGTAAGTGCTTTGCTTGTGACAGGAGTTACCCAAGCAGGGGCATGAGGTTAACCGAGTGGGCGTTAGAAGAGTACCCACTAGAAGAAAGAGAGATGGACAATATGAATACTGTAGTACAACAGACTGAACTTCTTACCGCCAAGGTGCAGCCGTATCGTGGTGTGCGTGAGGATACCATGAACTTCTATGGTGTGCAGACATTGGTGGACAAGCAGGGTGAGGCTAAGAAGCAGGCCTACATCTACCCGTCAGGTGGCCGCAAGATACGGACACTACCCAAAGCTTTCCATACTGAGGCAGGGTTCCGTGGTGATGAACTGTTCGGCATGGATAAGTTTAATGCTGGATCAAGTAGGGTTGTAGTACTCACCGAGGGTGAGGTGGATGCACTGTCTGCATACCAGATGCTAGAGAAAAAGTATCCTGTCGTATCCCTACCCTCTGCATCCCCAAGCAAGAAGCTTTGGCAAGCTGACGCAAAAGATTGGCTGGATAGTTTCGAGAAGATCATTCTATCTGTAGATAACGACGATGCAGGTAATGGTGTAGCAGATAAGATTGCTGGCCTGTTTCCTAACAAGACATACCGTATACCTCACGACAAATACAAGGATGCCAATGAGTTCCTGCAAGCAGGGGCCATGCAGTCCTATCGGTCTGCCTTCTACAACGCCAAGAAGTACACACCGCAGAACGTATGGAACACACCTGAACAGTTCCTAGGTATCTTGCATGAAGAAGATGACGCAATGTATCTACCTACAGGCATTGCTGCCTTCGATGAGGTAGCCTTGGGCTTGATGCAAGGACACCTGACTGTGTTCCAAGCACCTGAGGGTATCGGTAAGACAGAGTTCATGCGTTACTTGGAGTATCACTTCCTGTCTAACCACAAGGATGTACCTATTGCTATCTGTCACCTTGAGGAAACAAAGAAACGTGGGCTGCTAGGCTTGGTATCCTACAGGCTAGGCCGTAACCTGACACGCAAGGACCTGATAGACGAGGCACAGATGCATGACGAGGTGGATCAGGCACTTGTTGAATTGACTGAGGGTGAGAACCTGTACCAGTTTACCATTGGTGTAGACGAGGACCCAATGGAGATACTCAACCGCATACGTTACTTTAGTCAGGCGTGTGGTGTTAAGTATGTATTCTTCGAACCTATCCAAGACTTGGCATACTCACGACAGGGTGACGAAAGCATTGAGAAGTGGCTGTCTGCCTTGTCAGTACAGCTGTCTCGTATGTCAGCTGAGTTGAACGTAGGTATTGTTACCATTGCACACGAGAATGACGACGGTCAGATCAGGGACTGTCGTACTATCGGTAAACGTGCTAGTGTTGTAGTCAAACTTGAACGGGATAAGATGTCGGAGGATGACGATGACCGTAACACCACCAAGCTACTCGTCACAAAGAACAGACCAGCAGGAACAACAGGACACGCAGGATCACTCACCTTCGACGGAGACAGCTTCACCCTCAAAGAAAAGTTCGATAGGTTTGCATGATCCATTCGATGATTGCACACACTGGGTAGGAGAAATCAAATGAAGATAACATCAATGGACATAGAGACTGACAGCTTGGATGCTACACGCATCTGGGTTGTAGTAGCTAAGGATGTAGACACAGGTGTGGTCGAAGTGTTCAAGCACCTAGACACTGACGAGGCTGAGACCTCACGGTTCAAGGCATACTGTTCTCTTTACGACAAGTTTGTGTTCCATAACGGCATTGGCTTTGATGTGCCTGTGCTCAACCGTATGCTAGGCCACTGCATAAGCCCCAGTTCTGTAGTAGATACCTTGGTTGTGTCCCGTATGGTGGACTACAATCTACAAGGTGGTCACTCACTGGATGCATGGGGCAAACGTCTTGGCCTACACAAGGGTGTCTTCAAGGACTTCGAGGGTGGCCTGACACAAGAGATGATTGACTACTGCATTAATGATGTTGAGGTGACACACAAGTTGTTCAAGAAGTTCAAGTCAGTGATCTTCCACAAGGATTGGGCTAAGTCTTTACGTCTTGAGCATGACATCCAGATCATCTGTGAAGAAATGAGGGACAACGGGTTCAAGTTCGACGAGGCTACAGCTGAGGAATACTTGGGTGAGATACTGGTACGCATGGAAGAGTTACAACAACAGTTCCAACATGACTTCCCACCCGTGTTGACTGAGGTTAACCGCATCAAGTATCGCCTCAAGGCTGACGGTTCACTCTATAAGAATGTTACTGATGCAATGCAGAGGTACCAACGTACACGCAAGGTAGACGATGAGCTACTGTGCTATGACTTCGTAGACTTCAAGCCCTCGTCCACTAAGCACCGCATTGAAAGGCTGTGGGAGGCTGGCTGGGAGCCAGTGGATAAGACTAAGGGACACCTAGCTTTCATCCGTGAGGCTAAGGATGATCCTGAGAGAGCCGAGAAGTTTAAGTTCTACGGGTGGATGTGCAACGAGACTAACCTAAGCACACTACCTGAGGATGCACCGTCAGGTGGCAAGGCACTGGCTGAGTGGCTTACACTGGAGGGCCGTAGGTCTAGCCTGTCTGAGTGGCTTGGGTGTGTTAAGGCTGATGGTCGTATCCATGGTAGGTTCAATCACATTGGTGCGTGGACTGGTCGTCTATCCCATGCCGCACCTAATCAAGCTAACATCCCTGCACAGTTCCACGGTACACCCAAGTCAGCTGTCGAAGAGGTTAAGGCTAGGTACGATGGTCCCTTCCGTGGGTTGTGGACAGTAGAGAAAGGTAACTACCTAGTAGGTACAGATGCTGAGGGTATCCAGCTACGTATTCTTGCTGACCTAATGGAGAGCCAAGAGTATGTAGATGCTATCATCACAGGTAAGAAGGAGAACGAGACAGACATTCACAACCTTAACCGCAAGGCCTTAGGTCTACCACATATCACACGGGACATGGCTAAGACATTCATCTACGCCTTCCTGCTTGGTGCAGGTACAGGTAAGATCAGCCAGATACTCAAGACAGATATGCGTCAGGCATCACAGGCTGTTGATAACTTCATGAATAGTATCTCAGGTCTCAAGAGACTCAAGAAGTCTGTAGTCCCTGCCATTGCAGAACGTGGTTACTTTCGTGGTTACGATGGGCGCAAGGTTAAGGTACCTAATGAGCACAAGACACTGGCTGGTATGCTACAGAACGGTGAGTCTACCATTATGAAACATGCCACACGTAAGTGGATCAACATGGCACGCAAGGAGAATATCCAGTTCAAGTTAGTTACTTGGCCACATGATGAGTGGCAGACAGAAGTGTTCGGCTCTAAGGATGCAGCTGAAAGACTAGGTGAGATACAACGTAAGTCTATCGAGAGTGTAGGCCTAGAGCTAGGCATGATGTGTCCCCTTGCAGGGTCAACTGACATTGGTAAGTCATGGCTTGACACACACTAAACTAAAAGATATTTTCTTATAACGACACGGACAGTAAAAGGAGTTCCCGTATGTCTAAAACTAAATACATCGAAGCAACAGGTGAGTTGTACTACGCACGAGTGTTCCCTCAGAACATCGATGATGCAGATTTTCACCAAGATAAAGGGGGTCAGTTCAACTGTGTGTTCATCCCTGAGGATGAGGGTCAGATGTCTAAGCTGACAGATGCAGGCTTCCCTGAGTCCATCATGAACTATGCACAGATTAAAGAGTATGAGATTGCTGGTGGACGTAAGGGTATGAAACTCAAACGTAACAACAAGCACCCTTCCATTGCTGACTTCGGTGGTGCGCCTAAGGTACTTGACTGGACAGAAGGCCGTGGCTCAAAGGCATGGGACTTCGATGTGGATGGTGCCTTAGGTAATGGTACCAAGGCTACTGTCAAAGTATCCATCTATACTGGTGGTCGTAATCCAATTACTCGCCTTGAGGGGGTTGCAGTCCTCGACCATGTAGAGTATGAAGAGGCATCCTCATCAGAGATGGTGTGGTAATCTCTCTCCCTCAACTAAGGCACCCCTTCGGGGGTGTCTCTTTTACCCCGAATGGAGACTGATATGATTCAAGTAACATACGTAAACCACATGGGCGGAGATAACTCAGTAGTTAATGCTGCCCGTGTTAGCTTTGCAAAGCATGGCTCCAAGTATACTACAGAACAGAATGACAGACTGATCCGTTACCTAGCCAAGCACCAACACACGTCACCGTTTGGTCATGCCTTCGCATCCTTCCACGTCAAGGCCCCCATCTTTGTAGCACGGCAGCTGGTCAAGCATAAGTTCCTACGTTGGAATGAGATCAGTCGTCGTTACGTTGATGATGAGCCTGAGTTCTATGAGCCTGATGTCTGGCGTGGACGTAGTGCTGACAAGAAACAAGGTTCATCTGACGAAACTGTTGAGTTTTTGAGGATATCAGAGCAAACGGTAAGTGATGCCACGTTTAAGCATAAGCTACACAGCCTCACCTTGTATCACGATATGATAAACGAAGGAGTAGCCCCTGAGCAAGCACGTATGGTACTGCCACAGTCTACTATTACTGAGTGGTACTGGTCAGGCAGCCTTGACGCCTTTGCTGATATGTGTAAGCTAAGACTCAAGCATGACACACAGTACGAGAGCCGTGTAGTAGCTAACCAGATCAGTGAGGAAATGGTACGCCTGTTCCCTGTGTCATGGGAAGCACTGCTAGATGTCTAACATCTGGCGCATATGGGCTAAGTCCCTTGGTGAGAAGGTCGGTGAGACTGACGCACAAGCTAACACAGTGGCAGCTATCAGGACGTTCTGGTGGCTAGCCCATATAGCTACCTGCTTCATGATCATCATACACAACGGCGCAAAGTTAGGATGGTGGTTATAATGTTTACTGTAGAGTTCGAGAGCAACGCCTCTGTTATCACAACACTAGATGATAACGACAGCTACAACGATGTTGAGATGGTGGTTGCTGACGATGGGTCAGTCTACCTACGTCAGTTCGATGAGATGTTAGGTCAGTACGAAATGGTCTACATGAGCTACCAACAGTGGCTTGACCTTATGACTGCATACTCATCCCCTGAGGGTGCCTACCGATTGGAAGTAAACTTATGACAGTAGAGTTAGAACATATTGTAGTAGCCTCTCTATGTATCTGTTTGTACTTAGCTTGGAAGGTATACGATCTATCCTTTGAGCTTGACAAACTAAAAGACTTCTCTCTAAAGTCTATTCACGGATTAGCAGAAGCAATAGATGAAATTGAGGATCACTTAGATGACAACAAAAACAGTTGAGACTTTAGTAGATGACATGAACGAAGTGATAGAGGGTCGGGGTGGCTGGACAGGTAACCTTGGCTCCATCATGGGCAACGGCATAGCAACTGTAGCCAACCAACGGTTCAACAAACCACAAGAACCTCGTGCCTACCTGTCCCTCTCAGGTATTGGCACACCATGTAAACGTAAGTTGTGGTATAAGATTAACAAGTCAGAGGAAGCTGAGAAGCTAAAGCCTAACACCCTACTAAAGTTCTTCTTTGGTGATATGATCGAAGAGCTAGCCTTGACCATAGCTAAGGCAGCTGGGCATACAGTAGAGGGTATGCAGGATCGCCTTAACGTACATGGTATCAAGGGTCACAGAGATGCAGTGATCGACGGTATGACAGTAGACGTTAAGTCAGCATCACCCTTCGCCTTCAAGAAGTTTAGAGATGGTAACCTACGTGAGGATGATCCCTTCGGTTATATCTCACAGCTATCCTCTTACGTATATGCAGGGCAGGATGACCCACTGGTTACCAACAAGACACAGGGTGCCTTCCTAGTTATCGACAAGGTTAACGGTCACGTATGCTTGGACATGTACGACTTCACTGAAGAGTTGAAGACTAAAGAACAAGAGATGCTGGCAGCTAAAGAGTTAGTAGCTGGTGACATACCTGAGGATCGTATCCCACCAGTACCTCAGTCTAAGACTAGCCCCAACACCAAGCTAGACATGACCTGCAACTACTGTGAGTTCAATCGTATCTGTTGGCCAGAGGCACGTACCTTCCTGTATAGCACAGGTCCAGTACACCTTGTTGATGTAGTAAACGAACCACGAGCATTTGAGGTAGAACGTAATGCGGATTTCTAAAGCAGCCCTGAAGCACGGCTACAGATCAGGGCTAGAGGATCGTATCTCCAAACAACTCAAGGCAGCTAAGGTACCTGTCAAGTACGAAGAAATGAAGATTGAGTACAGGGTCAACGAGGTACGTAAGTACACACCTGACTTCGAGCTACCCAATGGTATCATCATCGAAAGTAAGGGACGGTTTGTTGTAGCAGATAGAAAGAAACATTTGCTAATAAAGAAACAACACCCTGAGCTTGACATTCGGTTTGTATTCAGCAACTCTAAGGCTAAGATCAACAAAGGATCGAAGACAACTTACGGGATGTGGTGTGAGAAACACGGTTTCCTATACGCAGATAAACTAATACCTAAGGAGTGGATCAAATGGCCGCAGTAGAAGTACACAAGTTTATCGAAGGACCATTTGAATTAGACGATGGGTCATGGTATAATTTATGTCTTGCCCTTCTTCCAGATGGTGACTGGGCAGAGGTTGAACTTTTCTACAAAGAATTTGATGGAGCTTACGAGGACTCTTTGAGTATCAATCGTAGCCCTTACCCTATGGAGGTTGATAACGGATGTTTGACTTCGAGTCTAAACTAAGAGCACTAACAGAGAACTACGGTCTCATGCTCTTACTAGAGCAGAATGAAATCACAGAAGAGTTTGTCATTAGGTTTCTTATAGACGAAGGCATGATCAACTTTGACGACTACATAAATGTTGATGCAGAGATGCAAGAATGGAAAAGGAACGAAGAGTAATGGACTTCAAGCAATACCAACGCAAGGCAGTAAGCTTTGCTGTCTACCCTGATACACACAAGGTACTCTACCCTACCCTAGGGTTGTGTGGTGAGGCAGGTGAGGTAGCTGAGAAGGTTAAGAAGCAGGTACGTGACAATAAGTTCAGCCGCCACGAGACAGCCAAAGAACTTGGTGATGTGTTGTGGTACCTAGCTAACCTAGCCAATGACCTAGGTTACAGCCTTACTGAGATTGCTGAGAACAACATTGAGAAACTAGAGAGCCGCAAGGAACGTGGTGTCATACAAGGATCAGGAGATAACAGATGAGTTGGTTTTGGCGATACGTAAACTACCTAGCCACATGGCGTACACACCGTAATGCTATCAAACAACTGAACATGTTGACAGACAGAGAGCTACGAGATATTGGTATCAACAGAGCAGACATCGACCGAATGGTCTGGCTCAAAGAAGACAAAGAGAAACGAGGGAAACAAAAATGATTAACAACTACCTACCCACTGACTACCAAGCCTTCATCCACACGTCACGTTACGCACGTTGGTTAGACGATGAGGGTCGCCGTGAGAACTGGGGTGAAACTGTCATGCGTTACATTGACAACCTAGTATCAAGCAAGGTCGATCAAGATACAGCTGTTGAGATTGAAGAGGCTATCATGGACCTGTCTGTCATGCCCTCTATGAGAGCCTTGATGACAGCTGGCCCTGCATTGGAACGAGACAACACAGCTGGCTACAACTGTAGCTACCTACCCGTAGATGACGTAAAGTCCTTCGATGAAGCTATGTTTATCCTGTTGTGTGGCACTGGTGTAGGTTTCTCTGTTGAACGTCAGTTCATCTCCAAGCTACCAGAAGTACCAGAGTTGTTTGAGAGTGACACGACTATCGTTGTCAAGGACAGCAAAGAAGGTTGGGCCAAGGCTTTCCGTCAAGTGATTGCACTCCTGTATAGTGGTGAGATTCCTCAGTGGGATGTGTCTAAGGTACGTCCAGCTGGTGCCAAGCTTAAGACATTCGGTGGTCGTGCCTCAGGCCCAGCACCACTGGTTGACCTGTTCAACTTCACTATCCGTACCTTCAAGGAAGCACAGGGTAAGAAGCTTAGTTCACTACAAGCACACGACATCATGTGTAAGATCGGTGAAGTAGTTGTAGTAGGTGGTGTACGTCGATCAGCTATGATCTCTTTGTCTAACCTATCTGATGATCGTATGCGTCACGCCAAGTCAGGCGCATGGTGGGAGACAGGACCTCAACGTGCCTTGGCTAACAACTCCGTAAGCTACACAGAAAAACCAGACAGCCTGTCCTTCATGCGTGAGTGGATGGCATTGGTTGAGTCAGGCTCAGGTGAACGTGGTATCTTTAATCGTGAGGCATCCAAGAAACAGGCGGCTAAGAATGGACGACGTGATGCAGACTATGACTTCGGGACTAACCCATGTTCGGAAATCATCTTGCGTCCATACCAATTCTGTAACCTAACGGAGGTTGTTGTACGTGCTACTGACACTGTGGAATCACTTGAACGAAAAGTTAAACTGGCAACCATTCTGGGTACGATCCAGTCAAGCTACACAAAGTTCCCCTACCTGCGAAAGGTGTGGCAACGAAACACCGAAGAAGAACGACTGTTGGGTGTGTCTCTCACGGGGATAATGGACAACCCCCTTATGACTACATCTAACAAAGGATTGGAGAAAACTCTTGGACACCTCAAACAAGTCGCCGTCGATACGAACAAAGAATGGGCTGAAAAGTTGGGGGTACCTGTATCTGCTGCCATTACTTGCGTCAAGCCTTCTGGTACTGTTAGTCAGCTGGTTGATTCTGCATCAGGAATCCACGCCAGACACAGTCCCTTTTATATCCGCACCGTCAGAGGTGACAACAAAGATCCTCTCACCCAGTTCATGATTGATCAGGGTATCCCTAACGAACCTGACGTAATGAAGCCAGATGCTACTACAGTATTCAGCTTCCCTATGAAAGCACCTGAGGGGGCAGTGTGTACAGCAGACATGACAGCTATTGAGCAGCTGGATATGTGGTTGGCGTACCAACGTGCATGGTGTGAGCACAAACCATCTGTGACTATCAACGTCAAAGCAGACGAGTGGTTCGAGGTAGGTGCCTATGTGTACAAGCACTTCGATGAAATGTCAGGGGTATCCTTCCTGCCCTTCTCAGAGCATACCTACCAGCAAGCACCCTATCAAGATGTAGGTAAGTCAGACTACGAAATGCTCTTGTCACTCCAGCCTAAGTCTATAGACTGGTCTAAGTTGTCAGAGTATGAGGCTGAGGATAACACAGCTGGTAGTCAGACACTGGCTTGCTCAGGTGATAGCTGTGAGATTGTGGATCTAGTCTAATGTACATCATGATCACACGAGACCAATGTAACTTCTGTGACTCAGCAAAGGCCCTCCTAGAGGGGGCCTCCCTGCCCTACACTACGTACAATGTACAGTCACCTAGTAGTAAGTGGGTGTTGACATTGCTTAAACAGGCAGGGCATACTACGGTACCGCAGATATTCAAACCAGATGGCACATATGTGGGTGGCTACACAGAGTTAAGAGAAATGATGGTAGCCAACTGTCCAAAGGAGTTCTAATCATGATCAAACGACCATTCAGTAAAGCCCTCTACGAGGCCTACGACAAACCTGCACGGAATGCCTTGGTACCCTACTTGGAAAGCAACGGCCACACTATCGTCAACAACGAAGAGAACTACAATGTTGATGTAGTATCCCAGAAGGCTGGCCTTACTTACTACAATGAGGTGGAAGTAAAGACTGCATGGAAAGGTGACTGGCCTACCCATTGGGCTGAGGTACGTCTACCTGAACGTAAGAAACGACTGAAGGAAAAACATAAGGACGGTGTGCTAAACTTCTACATCTTCCGTCCTGACTTCAAGCAAGCATGGCGCATCAAGGACACACTACTCACTGACGACATCCTCAGGGAAGCTAAGGGTCGTTACATTGTGAAGGGCGAGAAGTTCTTCCACATCCCTTACACAAAGGCAGAGTTAGTTAAACTATGATTGATACAGACTTTCCTGAGAAACCAACACGCACTCGACGGAAAACTAACTACAAGGGTGCTGCTGCCAAGAAGACTTCTGGTCTAGTACCACGGACAGACAGGCAGAAGGAATTGATCTCAGCACTGAACTCTTGTAGTCAGGTGTTTATCCTAGGTCCAGCTGGTACAGGTAAGACTTACGTGACAGCCACCTATGCAGCTGACCTGTACACTACCAAGAACATAGACAAGATAGTTATCACTCGTCCTCATGTGGCCGTAGGTAAGGAGCTAGGCTTCCTCAAGGGTGACCTGACAGAGAAGACTATGCCATGGGCCTTGCCTGTGCTAGACGTACTGGAGAAACACCTTGGTAAAGGAACTGTTGAGACAGGGATCAAGAATGGTAACATTGAGATGGCACCTCTTGCACTTATGCGTGGGCGTAGCTTCGATAATGCCTTTATAATTGTAGACGAGACACAGAACATCACGATACATGAGTTGAAGATGTTGCTGACAAGGGTAGGTGAAGGGACTACCATCGTCCTCAACGGGGATGTACAACAGTCAGACTTGAAGGAAGCAGACGGTCTGTCTAAGGTGATACACCTAGCCAAGAAGCATATGTTACCTGTGCCTATCATTGAGTTTGGTGTTGACGATATTGTACGTAGTGATATATGTGCTCAATGGGTCAAGGTCTTTATGGAGGAAAAACTATAATGGTAGACATCTACTGTCCTGAGTGTAGCAATCTGATTGACGACAATGGGAAATGCTTTGAGTGTATAGTATACGATCCCGTTAACAAACCTGCACACTACAACCTTGGTGATGGTGTCGAGTGTATTGACTACATCAAACAAGTGTTAGGTAAGGAAGGGTTCATCGACTACTGTCATGGTAACATGATCAAGTATCAACACCGATACAAGTACAAGAGGAACGCAGTTGAGGACATGGAGAAAGCCCAGTGGTACCTCAACAGGATGGTCGAGACACTTAAGGAACTACACAAGTAGACAAAAGAAAAGCCCCTTGGATTTCTCCTTGGGGCTTTAACTTATTTCTTCTTCTTCTTGATAGTCGCCATCTTATTTTTCATTGTCTTAAGTTTAGGCTTTGCTTTTGTATTAGGCATGGTAGCAAACCCACGACTCTTCATGGCGCCTTTACCGTATCGGTCTACATTGTCGATGTCTGTAAGGGTTTTCTTAGAAATGGCACGCATAGTTGCTTCATGGGTGACTTTAGCTTTTTTAAGTCTCTTTATAGCTTCTTTGTTACCTGTTGTACCACTGTCTGAAAATCTACTGATAGTAGAAATAATCTGTTTATTTGATCTATTGTTTTCTTTCTTTAGTGCTCTGTTGTAGCTGTCGTATGCCTTTGATTTTGCGATCTTTGAACTTGCCATTACTTCTTTCCTTTCTTTTTGATGGGCTTCTTCTTAGTGCTGTTAGGGTATGGCATCTTCTTACCGTTCTTAACTGGCATTATTTCTTCCTTGTCTTTGCTGCTTGCTTAAAGTTCTTTGCAGTAGGTGCACCCTTACTGCCAACCTTCCTCATTTTCTCACCTGATCCAGCTGCGATACGTTTCCGTTTAGCATGGATGTTAGCATATAGTCCTTTAGCCATGTCGATCCTTTATTTACCTAGTGGGTTTTCATTGAGGTAATCGTAAGCTTCCCAGATGTCATCTATCTCAGTCTGTAGTGTCTTAAGTGTGTCATCTAGGTTATCAGTAACAGTAGTAGATTTGTCCACCTGACTACGTAAGTCAAGCAGAAGTTTCTGTTGCTCTAGTATCTGTTGCATGTTGGTGGACAGAGTAGCAAGCTTCTCGTTCAACCCACGTACATCATTGTCATTGATGGCTTGCTCTAGTGTCTGGACACGGGAGCCTAGTGCACCAGCCTTGGCATCAAAGGAAGCAGACTTCTCGACAACCTCTTGTATACCTGCCTCTACACCGTAGAACCTTTGCAGTGTATCGTAGGACCACCACACCCCACCTGCTACAGAGGACAGGACAGGTAACCCTACGGCTACCATCCAGCCCTTTACGTTATACCCTGCAAACTTGAAGTCGATCATTGTGTTGGGTACCCACCGTATTCGTTGATGTACTCACCAGCACCAAAGACTTCCTCAGCATTCTTGAAGTCTGGTGTGAGGTAACCTTGGAAACCTGTGCCGAAACCTGAGTCATCCCATGCAATGACGAACTCATCCATGGATTGTGTGTAGCTGATAGCTGTGTAGGTACCGACAAGAAAGCTACCCTGTGCAGCATAGCTGTCTACTGTAGATGTCAGGTCCTCATTGTTAGCTGCAGCCATGAAAGCACCAGCCTGTTGAGCAAACACTTCGACTGCTACTACAGCCTCGTTGTAGGTGTTGACCTCTTCGGTATCCAAGGAGAACTCATCCGTTGCCAGCATACCCTGTAGCTCTACCTGCTCAGGCTTAGTGTCGGCCTCAGCTGCAACACTAGCTACCTCTACGGCTGTCATGACTACTGATGTAGCATCTGTAAGTGTGTCAATGGCAATCGTCAGGCTGTTCATTGCAGCTGCATGCTCTTGCATAAACATCTGTTCAGCTGTCTCAGCCACTGCATAGTCATGGTTAAGCACTAGCTCTTTGGCATTCAGGTAGTTACCTAGTTCCTCTGAGGTGATAAGCCCCTCGTTCAAGGCGTTGTCCTCAATGACACCACCAATAGCAGCATAGCCTACAGCACCTACAGTCATGACACCATTGGTCTGGATACGTCCCTGAATGTTGTTGATAGAGGCGATCAGCTGGTCGATCTTTTCTTGGCCAGTTAGCTCGTAGTTACTACCTGTAGTTGTGCAACCGTTGTTGTCACAGTACGTTTCTTGGTAGTAGCTATCGGCTTTTGCTACTCCTGAACTTATCACTAATGCTGAGGCTAGGCCCAGTGTCTTTAACTTCTTGCTGATCATCTTCTATGTCCTCTCCCGTTCTAAGGATACCATCCCAGAAACCTTTGTTATCTGTGTAGCCTACTACATAAAGATCAGGCTCTTCTCTATATTTGAGTAAGGCTTGCTTCCCCATAAGCAGCTTACCAGTTTTAATCTCATTGATGGGGCAGGGGGTATTGGCTAGGATCATAGCCTTGAATACTTGTGGGTCACCACACAACACTGATATGCCTGACACCTGTAGGCCTAGGCCACCAGCCTGATTGGGTGCACCTAGTAGCCTAGCATTCTTACGTCTGTTGCAGTTGGGGTCTTGTTGCATACCACCACCTGCTAGACCTATGTTAAGTAGGGACAGGCTCATGGAGTTAGGCATCAAGCAACTGTCATTGCCACCTGCACCCATGATAGTAGGTGCTATAGCTGACATGACTGGGGCTGCACTTGCAGCACCTGCAGCATTGTAGTTATTCGTTACGTTATCCGTATCGTTATTGCTGTCTACAGTACTGTTGCTGTTGCTGAAGTCACCAACTGTATCCTGCCCTAGTGTGACACTCACTGAGAACATTACGAACGTCAGGGTCAACACACATAAGAGCAGTTGCTGCGTCACCATGTCCCAATTCTTTAAGGGTTCTTGCATTAAGGTTTCTCTTACAGTTCTCGTCTTGTGGTAGGCAGACGGATGGGTACTCAATTTGTGTAGTAGCACACCCACCCAACAGGAAGGCTACTGCTACAAACCTAATCAACATTACGTTCTAGGTGTATACGGATGGCCTTTATGTTCTCATCCATACGGGCCAATGTGATAGCCTGTGTCTGAACTATCTTCTCTAGTCCATCCAGACGTGCCTCAGACCTTACGATGTTACGGCTGTTAAGCTCGACTGCACTGTCAAGACTACTGACATACCACACAAGAGCTATGGTCTGACAGATGATTGCTAGTATAAAGGTCAGGGGTACTGACTTAGATAGATGCCATTGATTGTCCATTACCACTTCACCTTGTTTGCCCAGTAAGCTGCACTCATCTTGCCTTTAGCAATGTTCTTAGCATGACGAGCCTTGAAAGCTTTGTTACGTTTAGAACCATCAGGGCTACCCTTGACACCCTTCTGACCAAACCGAATGGTCTTGATCTTGTCGCCTTCCTTGGCTACTACCACATGGGATTTTGTAGCATGACTTGGGGTAGCCTTAGGTTTGTTGAAACCTGAGACACCTGCTCGTTTTAGTCGGGGGTCTTTTTCTTTAGCCATTACTTTGTGAATCCTGCTCCGAAGTATAGACCAACGATGGCCGATACGATGTGTGTGTCTAGTGGTGTGATTACGAAACCTTGGGCAGCTTGCCACTTAACGATCTCACCACCACCACCAAATAGGTTCTTAAGGAAACCACCCTGTATCTCACTGTAGCCTACAATCACACTGACCTCAGGGTACCATACAGCTACTACCTTAGGCAGGACGATGATAGAGAACACAGCTGATAGAGCAATTAGCCTGCGTGTCCATGCAAAGTGTTTGTCTGTCTTGCCAGCTTCCCGTGCAGTGTTGACTTGCTCGGCATTGAAGTTAGCACGTTCCATCAGCATCTTTTGCTGGGCTTCTTTAGCCTTGATGGACTGACCCCAAACAGACATGACCCCACCAAGAACGGTGGAGCCAAGCATTGTGATTAGTTCAAGAGGGAGACCAAACATTTACCACTCACCCTTTGCATTCTTCTCTACCGAAAGATTTGTACCATTCTCGTAGATAGAAGTGGCTCTAGTGGTCTTCTCCGTATACAGAAGTTTACCACCCTTGTCGTAGTACTCAAAGTGAGTGTTAGTTCCACTGTTGTTTGCTACAATCTTTGTAATCTCTGATCCACCTGTAGCTGAGATAGTCTCATTCCAAGCATTAGCCCTTGCTTTGGCAATACCAATACTAGCCCCACCATCTTTGACAGTAGATCCTGCTAGTACCTTACTGTAAAGGTTTGTTGGGCTAGGGTTATCTTTAGCAAGTTCTGCATAGATTGCTTTAGCACTACTACCTGTGTACCAACCCGTCCCTTTATTCCAACCTATCTTTACAACTGCTTTTTTAGAACCGTCACTCATACTGTCCCATGAGGTTCCTGCAGCTGATTTAGCTTTATCTGTGAACTCACCTATCACACCCTTAGCAAAGGCTTTGTCAGAGTCGTAATCAGAACGGCGTATTGTCTTATTACCTACCTTTTTATAAGCACCTGAGGTGTCCAGTTTACTCTTGTCGAAGTTAGTGATCTCGGTCTTGTCTTGTGTATGGGCTTTCCCATCATAAACTAGACCGTCAGGTACTACACCTCCAGCTAGTGTGATATTCTTAGAATCCTGACCTACGTGTGCCTCGTCACCTTCCTGCTTTGAGTCTACGAAGTCACTGTAGATAAGGTCTGTTACGGTTGTCGTTGTAGTAGTGGTAGTTTCTTGGGTCTCTGTAGTTACCTCAGGTGCAGCTGGGGCAGTAGTCTCTTCTTCCTCAGCACCACCGAACAGGGTTGCCCGTGTCTCTTCATCAAAGATACCAGTCTCAGGTAGACCTTTCATCTTTTGAAACTCTTGGACACCCTTCTCAGTGTTGATACCAAAGGCACCGTCCACCTTACTGATGGATGTGACACCAGCATCGACAAGAGCCTGTTGCATTTCAGATATGTCAGTACCCTTATCCCCACGTCTGGGTGAAATATCTGTAAAAGACTGGTAGTTCTGACGGTCAGGGTCCGCAGCTACAGGAGCAGGTTGGGTACTCTCGTTAGGGTCTAAGTATAATTCACCGTATGCAGAAAAGTCTAGTAGTTCCATGTTATCGACCTCCTTGACCTGCTTTTTTAGTGTAGACGAGGCCATCCCCGGGGTTGAGGTACAGATCACCAACAGGCACATTATCAAAAGATGTTTGATCTGTAATCCTCCAAGCAGTCTCACGGGTCTTACCATCCTGTGCTACCTCACCTGTTGTAGTTTCTGCAGGGGCAGCCTCAGGTGCAGGCTCAGGTGTTGTATCCTCAGCTGCTTTAACCTCAGCTGAAAGCTCACGGGCATCCTTAGAAGCCTTAGGTTCAATCTGTGTAGCTAGGTTGTTCAGGTAAACCGCAGAGTTACGTAAATCAAGAAGCTCCCTATACGCATCCTCGTTAGGTAGGTACTGGTTAAAGAGAGCCTGTGCGTAAGACTGTGCTGTTTGACCAGCCCTCTTTAGAGACTCAGCCTGATACTCAGGGAAGTCAGACCAGTCAAGAGCACGGAAGTTATCATCGAAGATCTTCTCAATAGATCCACCATACTTATCATTAATGATCTGGATTACCTTGAGTTTTCGAGGGTCTGATGTGTTGGAGTTTAGGTTGTACGTACCAGTCTCTGTATTCAGGATAATATCTAAAGCTTTTTCATCTGAGGCTATACGAGTATCATACTGGAACCGTTGTGTAACAAGAGAACGATACATCAAGGCACGGATAGCTGCACCCTTAGCAGGGTCTACAGCCTCAGCTGTCTTGATCAGGTCTGGTAGCTTGCTGCTTACTTCCGTCCGTACACCAGCAAAAGAGATAGGCTCTTCCATGATGTCAATGGTTTCAAAACTAAGTGCTAGACCTGCTACAGTGTTGTAGAAACCGTCAGTCATTTGGCCAGACAGGATAGCTTCTTTAGAGAAACCTTTAGTTGCCTGAGAGAAAGCTTTGGTAGCTGTCCAACCTTGAGCATTCGTAAGGCCTGACCACTTAGCTTGCTCGTCAGGGTTAACCAAAGACAAAGCACCCTCACGTTGCTTAGTCTCTAGGTCCATGGCGGCACGACCACCACTGGTCTCAAACTCAATCAGATTGTTGTAGGTCTTGATCAAGTCGTTTGTTACTACAATATCAGCTTCCTGAATCCAGTCAGGTGTTATATCAGTATCAGCACCCAACCCTGATAGACGGGCTTGCATCAGGTCATAGTCGGCTGGCATTAGGTTGTAGTTAGGGTCCATCATCTTGAGAGATAGAGCCATATCCGCAGCATTGTCGGACTCACCAAGGACACTAAGGAATGTGGCCATCTTACCTTCTAGTGCAAGTTCACTCTGAGTACGTAATACGATCTCACCGTCTTTACGTTCCATACCCAACTGAACAAAGAAGTCGTCCATACGAGCAAGATCTTTGAGGATGTCCTCCTTCTGAGCCAAGGGTGCGTTGGCAGGAATCCTAGATTCAATCTCAGAACGTACAGTCAAGAAGTCTACATAACGACCTTGAATCATTGCAGGTGTAACAGGTATACCCTGATCACGTAAAGCAAAGTAGGCGTTCTGTGTATCTTTTTCGAACTGGTCTGTAAGGGCCTTGATTACAGGTTTGGCTTGCATCAAGGAAGCCTCACTCTCAATCTTTAGGGTAGATACAGCTGCTTTTGTTTCCTCTCGTTCTCGGAGAATTGTAGCAATGTTATCGTTGGTGACCTCTTCACCTATGGAATTTAATTGAGCAACTGCAAAAGCAATCTCACCTTGACCTTCTGCAGTAGAATTAAACTCATTGATAACTCTTTCGTTTTCAGTAAGGACAAGCTGGTCATCACCTAGTCCTGTAATAAGTTTACGAGCATTTGAGTAAGGAGTAGAGCCTACGTCAACACCCATGCCGTAGTATTTGCCGTTAAGTCTATTAATGTCTGCATTGTACTTATCAGGTGCAATCTGGTCACGGGTCTGGTGAATATCGTCAAGCTCTGATGTGTAGTTCTTTAGGTTCTCAGCATCTGCTGCAGCCCTTTTATCCGCAGACGAGGGGGCACTATCTCTCTGCCCACGGGCAAAGCCGTCTAAAAGACCAGAACCTAGTTTAGCAAAGGTCCCAAGAGTAGAAGGCTGTTCTATGGCCCTCTCGAACTGTATCTCAGTTTCTAGGGTCGGTTGGAATATACCCGCCATGTCTTAATCTCCTTGTAGGAGAGAACGTGCCCACTTAGCAGCAAGTGCCTTGTCGTTCTCGTATAGTGTGTTTATCAGGTAGGAGTAGTCGTCAACCTTAGGGCTTAACAGACGTAGCAACTCAGTCTTCTTACCAATGCTGAGAGGTGCTTTGGATACGATCATAGCAGTCTCTCTCAAGATCTTATCGGCTCGTTCTGGGTCCTTACCGTAGATACTCCAAGCAAGCTTAGACTTATCTAGTACTTCTTTACGTACTGCCTTGAAGTCCTTACCTAAGTTAAAGGAACGGCCAGACTGTGCATAGAACTCAGTTACTTGTAGAGGTGTGAAACCTGTAGCAGATATGATAGCATCTGTGATGTCTACTTCCAAAGGAACTCGAAGACCCTTGCGGTTACGGTACTCACCGTCTGATACAATACCTGCAGCCTTGGCTATGTTGTTGATACCTGAGAAGTTACGTAGTACCCGCATACTGTCTTCACTCATAGTGGAAGTATGTCCGTTAGCTAGGTTACCAACCAAGTTGAATAGAGCCTCACCACCAGTGTACACAATGCTACCTGACGGACCACCGATTGCAGAGAGGACATTCTCTTCTGTAAACTTCTCGTAGATGTCAAAGACTGCAGGAACAGGAGCCATACGTTCTGACAGGGCTACATCGAAGGGTGTGAAGTGATTAAGGAACCCGTCAAGGATACCATACTTCATGGTGATAAACAAGGCCCTATCGTTAGGGTCAGATGGATCAAGACCAAATACTTCTGCAACCTTCTCTGTAGTGAACCCCATGCCAAGACCTGTGAAGCCAAAGAAAGGCATAGTAAAGAAACCTAGTCGTGCTCGTTCCATAGCACTAAGGTCACGGCCTACAAAGACCTGCTCAGTAGTACGGAAGAAGTAGGACAACCACTGTGTAGGTACTTTGCCTACGCCACTCTGAATAGCTGAACGTGAGGCGTTGCTCATGTTCTGTGTGAGTGTCTCTGTACGGGCTGCTACAAAGTTACGACCTGACTCTGAAAGGAGTGACAGATTAGGGTTAGCCCTCTTAAACTCTAGTGCAGCTGCAAGGAAACCTGTAGACTTAGCTGTAGATTCACCGAAGTTGAACGGGATCATACCCACGTCCATGAAGGACTGACCAACCTTAGTAGCTTGGAAGCCTGTCTTACCAAACATACGGCCTGTAGAACGCCCTGCGTTTACACCAGTACCAAGTTCGATAGCATCTCCCATGACTACGTTAGGTAACGTATCACGGAACAACTCAGCAATCTCTGCGGCATCACTCTCTGTAATGTCCATAGCTTTAGCAAAGTTAGAGAGACCAAGCTGTTCAACAGCAATGTCGTCTGTGCCGTTTAGTATTTTACGTAGGTGGATAGAACCAGCTGCAGCCTTGAAGCCTATCTTCTGGCCTGATACAGCTACAATGTTGATGATCTGTGAGGACTGTAGGAAAGCTTGCGAGATGTTAAAGGCAAAGGCTGAGAAGAACCCTGTCTTTAGTAGTGGTGCTGTAAGGTCACCTACTTCTATCTTCTTACCCCATGCGTCATAGATCTGCTCAGTAACACCATCTGCTACGTTACGCATTTCTTCTTCGATACGTGTAGTCATACCTTGTCGGCGTTTGATGATGTTCTGTAGCTCACGCATACGGTTAGCTGCAGGGCTAGTACCCTCGACTGTAGTGTTGAGGAACAGCTTACGGTAATCAGATGGGGAAACATTGTCAGGAACACTGACTGAAATGTTGACACCCTGCTCACGTAGAGTTTTAAGCTGTTCGATCCAACCCTTCATAGAACGAAGTGTGTAGTAGGAACTAGCATAACGGTGGGCTTCAGTACCGAAGTCTTCTACAATAGACTGTAGTGGGCTTGGGTTGTAGGCTTTACCACCACCATACTCAGTAAGTACTGTATTAGAACGAGCCAGCTGGTTGTCTACGTAGTCACCTGCGGCACCGCCATTGAACACCTTATCGAAGGGGTCCTCAATGCTGTCGTCCCGTACCTTAGAGAACACATCACCTTCAGTCAGGTCAATACCGTTCTCATCCAGCCATTTATCCATTTCAACCTTAGTGTTGACATTAGGGTTCCAGTCATTGTTCGTCTGGATTATTTTAGTGATACCCTCATCAGACAAGTCACCTGCACGGTAGGCTGTCTGAATAGCTTTCAGCTGTAATGTAGCAGTCTGGGCAGAGGTATCTGAGAAAGCAGACAGAACAGTCTTGAGACCCTGTTCACCCTTTAGGAATACAAAGTAACGAGACAGTGGGTTAGACCGACGACCATAGGCAGAGTAACCAAGTACATCCCGTGGATCAATGGCACGAGAAGAGTAAGGCTGGACTACATAGTCCTGACCGTTCCACTTGCTGCTTAGTTCCCACACCACTGAATCATCAGGTAGGTTGTCTACTTCACGGCCATACAGTCTAAGGCTGTTAGATGCGTCATAGACCTTATCGTCAGCTTTGAGAGCAGATAGTTTCACACGTTTAGCAGGAAGGAATACACCAGCCTCTACTTCTACAGAGTTCTTGAAACCTTTAGATACGTAGGTCTTCATAGTCTCCATAGACTTGAAGTAGTAGGCAGCATCTGAGAGTGTCTCTGCAGCATGGAATGCATCCATGACTTCCTTAGATGCCTTCTCACCTGTCTTAGCTGTCCATGCAGCCTCAAACTCTGTATCACTCCACTTTGTACGACCTACAGAATCAGGTCCATCACGGAACTCTGTAAGCAGTGAGTCAAGCAGAGAGGTATCCTCGTAGCCAAGCTTACGGATGATCTCTTGTTGCTTACGTCCCTCAACACTTAGGAACTTGGAGGCGTTCTGGGAACGTAGGGCAAGCTCGTTTAGTTCTGCAACGTCACGGGCAGGGGCTGAACCAAGGACAGGGTTATCTAGTAAACGGCCAAAAGTCTTGGCCCACAAGCCTTGTGCAAGCTTGATGTTAAAGCCACCAGTAACACCCTTACTAAGGTCTACAGCATCTGTAACTTCTACTACAAAACCTAGTGACAAGTCGTCAGGATCAATAGGCTTGACCTCACCATCTAAACGGTCAGCAAGCTTCTGAGCACCTGAGGGTGCAGAACCATCCTCTAGTGGTTTGAAAGGTAGTCCGTCTGTGTTCTTACCAAGTTGGAAGGTAACCTGCTGTGTCTGGGCATTAGTAGAACGAACCAATACATCATAGACGTTAGCCTTAAAGTTACGGGAGAAAGCATCTGCAGCTTCCTTGATGATTATACTTGTGTCTACGTTCTTAGAAGCTGTAGGAATGGCGCCCTGTGCTGTACGTTCGTCTACACGTTTGACGATCTCGTTAGTCTTCTCTAGTCGTTGAGAGAAGGTAACACTAGGTTTAACCAGAGGGTCAGCTAGGTTAACAGCTGAGGGTTGCATATCAGATGTGTTGACTGGGTTAACATCACGGAGGTGAAGGGACTCACCAACCTTGTTAGCTTCCTCTACACCACCTAGAGCACCAGCACGAGAGGCTGCAGTAGATGACCTGAGAGACTTTAGTTTAGTTATCTTAGCTAGTTTAGTTACACCACCTACAAAGGCTGTTAGGTCCAACACACCAAAGGTTGCATCCCATGCAGCATCAGGGTTGTAACCCTTACCGTAGACTTCACCAAGCATCTGTGAGTAAGCAAAGGCATTGTCCCCTTTAAGGATACCTTCCTGACGTATCTCGTCTACGTACTCTTTAGAGAACTTACGCATATCACTTGGGTCTCGTGTAGTAGCAAGAGCACTAAATACACGGGAACCCTCACGAGCAGTACGGTTAGTCAAACCTTCGTACCACCCAAACAAAGTAGCTCGGATAACCTCACGGTCAACCAAGTCAATACCATAACCTATGATACCTTTACCTTCTTGCTCTACTGCAGCAACTTCCATTTCTTCTGACAAGATCTGAAGGTTACGGAAGTACCGTTGCTCTGCGGCTTCGTACTCCTTAGTACGGGAGATAACATCATCTTCGATGTAGATGTCGTCCTTAGAGTAGATACCTAGTAGTTTCTCTTCACCGTTTGTAATGTCGTTAGCTACACTAGAAGGGTCTTTCTTTTGATCTACAGAAGCCTTTACTGTAGTCTTAAATGTTTCAGAAGCCTGACTGTTAATACGAGCAGAGACTTCATCAGGGGTTTCACCTTCTTTAGCTACAGCCTCTACGTCTGTATTCTTGGGACGATCTAACTCAGGTTCATAGACATCCTCTGCGTCTACAAAACCCTTCTTTCCTACAAGGAGATCTACGAATGGCATGGGTTATGCACCAGCTCTGTTGAAGAAGTTAGAAGGAAGGCCACCGCCTTGAGTCTTATTATCGGAGCCACCGCCCTGAAGCCCACCTGCAGAAATACCTGCGTTGAACAAGGTCATACCAAGACCTGCAATATCCCCAAACATGGCAGCCTTTTGATTAGCCATTGTAACACGTCCAGACAAACCTGACATCTGTCCAGCAAAACCAGCCTTTGCCCCAAACTGAGAGGATAGACTGGATAGACCACCCGCAAGAGAGGACCCTCCAGCTGCACCCAAGGCCTGTGCCTGTGCCTGAGCCTGTGATCTTTTGATCTGTGCTTCACGCATAGCAGCCCTTGAACTTCGTTTTGCCTCAAGTTGCTGCTGACGTAGTTGTGCAGCTGCAGCCGCCTTCCTCTGCTTGTTACCTTGGATAGTAGCTGCGGTAGTCATCGTAGCACCAATGATGATAGCTGTTGCTGCTGAAATAGGCATTTATACTTCCTTTAAGTAAGTCGTTTCACAGGTTTTGTAGCCTAGCTTGTTGTAAAGCTTAGAGAGGTTTTGGATACCCTCAATATCGGCCATACCTAGGTAGTTAGCTCCGTTAGCTTTACCCCAAGCTTCGAAGGTTTTGAGTAACTTTATAGCTACTCTATGGCCCCGAAACTCTTTAGTTACAAACCAAGCTAGGTCTGAAGCTATAACAAGTTTAGACATCCAGAACTCGGTTACAACCGCAATCATAAAGCCTACGATCTGACCGTCTACCTCAGCTACAAAAATCTCCATGTTGGGACTTTCAATAGCTGTATTAAGAAACGAGTTTGTCTTCTCTAAGTGAAACTTGTGTGTCTTGGGAGCCTCTATTGAGAACTCTTTGGCTAGGACTAGAACACCTAATAGATCCTCTTGCCCACCTTTACGTACCTTGTAGTTAGTATCTTGTGTTGATCGCATTAATAACTCCGAAGCCTAGAAGAACAAAGTCTTTACCTTGCTCACTTTGAAAACGTAACCGCATGTTACGCCCTCGGCCTCTCATTTTCAACCTTGTTGTCACAACATTTTCAGGATAATCCCACACTGCAAGGTTGGTAGGGTCTGGGATTGGCATGTACTTCAGGCGGTAGGCCTGTTGTGGGTTAGAAGAAGTTTGTGTACGGAAGTCCCAGTAGCTAGATACAAGCAGACCAGACTCACGAATAGGATCGAAACCAGCTGTAGAGCTACCGTCAAAACCTGTCTCTGTGGGACGTAGGTACACTTGTATATACGGAGCATTCTTCTTGAGTAGAAGGTCACCCATGTAATCGTAACCAGCCTCAGCATAAGAACTGTAGTCAGACTCACCCCAGTCTAAGAAGTCAGTACCTGCGAACAGACCCATTGTCATTTTACCTGAGGCACCATCGTAGATCATAAGAACGACAGAACTCTCTGCCTCGGCTACTTGTGTTAGTTTGTTTACGATAACATCGTCACCGTCTGTAGTTACTACATCATCACCCGTAGAAGTAATAACGTCGATGTCTCGGAAGTCAGACCCAAGGCCTGAGTAGTAAGAAGACCCAATGATAAACTTGTCGTTGTTTGCTTTGTCTGTTACTTCCCAAGGGTAGAAAGACTGAATAGCTATGTCTAGGGTAAGTACTCGACTCTTTTTATTGTCTAGAGATTCCCCGTTGTTAGGGTAGAACCAGTGTACACGTTTGTTTGTTTTATCGTATACAGACTCACACTGGTTTTTGGCGTTGTTGTCTATAAGGTCAAAGAAAGACTGAATAGTACTGATAGATAGGTTCTGCTCTTGGCCTTTGCTAGAAATACTGTCCATACTAAGGGTGTGGATACCCTGTTTAGACCACCAGATAGGTACACCTTCTACAGAAACAAAAGTTTTAGCATTACTAATACCTACTTCACTAACACGAGACACAGAGTACTGTGTAGAACGAAACACACCGTCAACACCTGAAATTTGCCACACACCGTTCTCAGCAAAAGCTAGGAGGGTTGAACCAAAGACATGAAGCTTCTGGATGTTGGTTGCATCAGGGATTACAATGACACCACCATCAGTATCTAGCAGGTCACTGAAGTCTTCTGAGGTAGGGTCATTCTGTTGGTAGCAACGATCAGCCTCAGTGATGTTATCCAGCTGCTTAGTATACAGAATTTTACCAGCATTCTTAGCAGAAGTCAAGCCAGAGTAGAACACACGTCCTGAGAAAGCTGCTACAGCCTTGAACCTACCTTCCTCTACCTCAGTACCTTGAGTAAGGCCTGAGAGACCTGATACAGACTGTCGGTTCTTACTGAAGAATTCTAGTACGTAGTGACCGTTACCTGTGAGGGTATTACCAGTATAGATCTTTGCCCATTCAGCTGCATCGTAGTTGCCGTCAGCATCCCTACCTGCATACCATGGGTGTGTCAGGCGTTTGGTTAGATCTGACGGTGCTCCGTTACCTGTGTTCCAACCTGTGTTCTGTGCATCGTACTTACGGTCTTGACTAGGAGACCCATTGTCTGTGTAGTATGTTGATGTGTCACCCTGCCACTCAAAGTCACGGACCTTAGGTGTAATCTGTGTGGTAGCAACCGTGTCAGCAACACTATCATAGGTAACGTAGAAGGGGTCAACACCCTCAGATACCACAACAAGGTCACCGTTGATTGTAGTAAGTTCTACCTTTGCATTCTCCGAACCAATAGACCCTGCATGTTCAAAGGTAGACAGGTCTACAGAGAAACCTTTCTGTTGGGCAGAGTAAGGTTCAATAACTGTGTTGTAGAAGTAGAGGTCACTACCTGCTTGTACTACAAGAAAGTTTAGACCAGCTTTACCACCTACGTTAGTCCACTCACCTGTCGTAAAAACTTCAGCATTGTTAACAGTAAAAGTAGAATCTGCGTTAACATCCTCTACCTTAACACCTAACCTACGACGACGAGAACCGTCACGGCTAAGTAAACAGTTTAGTTCGTCTACGGATGCATCCTCAGGAAAGGTAAGTTCACCTGCCTCAGTTATCAGACCCTTTACGAATGTGTTTACGACCTTTTGTGATATTCTCTGAGCCATCTCGTTTCTTCCGTTCTTCTCGTGCTGCGTTGAAGTTCTCTCGACGTGCCGCCTTAGTCTCTTTCTTATTGGCAAGATACTTGGTTACAGCTTTCTTTGCATTAGGTATGTCACTATACCGACCTGCGAGTTCTGCAGGTACACTGCCTCTCTCAAACTTGATCTCAAAGAAAATGAACCCATCCTGTGACTTCTGGATGATAATGTCTGTTGTCATTTTATCAGACTTGCAGACAGACTTCTGGTTAGGTCTGTCGTCAATAAATTCGATCATTAAGATCTCCCGTAGTTAGGGCGTTTGTTCTCTCGTTTAGTACGGTACATGTCATTCTGTACGTAAGACTTCAGGCGACGAGCAGACTGCTCTACCTTCTGGTCTACTCCAGACTTAAACAAAGAGAAGCAGACAGACTTAGACTCAGCAAGAAGGTAAGGTAACATAGTGTCATCTAGGTCAGGCTCGAAGGTGTCTATCTGCGTGAATGTAGGGTAGACTGTACCATAGGCCCGTGTCTTAGCTGATGATAGGATACCCTCTACAGACGAGTCGTAGGCATCCATTACAATGTGTTCATCATCAAAGGTTGTGTAGTAGCTAGGCATACGGTCATTACGAATGTACAAAGAGGTCCCACCTGCTACATCTGGGACAGTGGTAGAGGCTGAAGATGTGCTGTCCATACGATTGAGAAACTCAAGAGGTTCTGCAAAACGTATCTCTTTCCAGCTGTCACCTGAGGTGCCTTCGTTGTAGAAAAGCTTCTCAATCTCTTTAGTGTTACTAGGGTACTCGAAGTGGGTAGGACGAGCCATAGATGAGAGAGAAGTAATAGACAGTAGTTGTTTGTGCTCAGGGATGTCCCGTGCAGCAATAATGTTATAGTAAGTATCTTCGACTACAGAAGCAATCTGTGAGGCCTCGACAGTATCACTGATAGAGTTCACTGCTTCAGAATCCATATCATTTAGGATTGACTGGACGATCTCAAGAAGTGTACGTTTCATTAGATATTAGCTCCTGTGATACGTAGGTATGCAGATGCAAACTGAACAGATGAAGTTGAGTCAACTTTAGTGTGAACTTCAATAACATCGTTGGTAGCCAGAGTAGTATTAAAGGCAGTAGTAAACTGTGCCCACTCACCATTCTTAGATGTTGTGACTACACGACTACCTGCTAACTGAGAGTTGTTAAGGTATAAGACCAACTCTACGTCACGGTCATGGCCTGAGGTCTGCTGAACAGAAGCAGTAAAGGTAATACCTGCGTGAATAGATTCTAGACCGTCATAACGGATACCTGCATTAGGTGTAGACACACCAGTGAAACCGTTGTTGTCTACAATAGTGAAGGTAGGGTCTAGGGGTGTATCTGAGGTAGTTGCGGAGTGAATGTAGGGTGATGTTGCACTGAAAGCAAGGTAACCCCCAACATGTCTCTGCAACTGTGTCCATGCACCAGTACCTGCTCCATCAGCAATGTAAACCTCACCACTAGCTGCAGAGGCTACACCTTTAGGTTCATGTAAATACGGGTCTGTTAGTGTTGAGTGGTTTACGTTAGCCATCAGAATTTCCTTACAATAGTGGAGTAGGAAGGGGAGCCGAAGCCCCCCAACCTTTAAGTCTTATACGTCAGGGTTTGTCGCAATAGAGACAATACCTTCTGGACGGTACAACTTAACACCGTAACGAGATGAAGTTACATACTCGTGACGTTGGAAGTCTTTGTTGTACTCATAGTCAACTTCTGGAGCTTGACGCCATGCACCCACGAATGGGTTAGCAGTAGCATTAGCTGAGAAGAACAGGTTGACTTTACCGTTGTTGGTAGAGAAGTCAGCTGCTGTTGTACCATCACGTTCCAACAATGCAGCATCTGTGTTGTCTGCAAGGTAGTTGGATGTGTACACGTCGAAGCCGTAGATGTTGGCTACAAAACGCATACCAGTTGCGATACCGTTTGATACAATGCCTTCGAACTTAGGGTTGTTAGACACGTTAGTCAAGTTGGTCAGAGTGTTGATCTGGAACTCGACGGATGGGTCAACGATAGCAACCATTGCTTGATCTGGAACATTGGATTTCTTCAATGCATAACGTGCATAGGCGAAGTCTTCCAGTTCGATACGACCTGAGTTACCACCTGCGATACGGTGTGCAATACCGTTTTGAGCTTCTGCTGAGTTAGCAGTAATACCAGCTTCGGGAGCAGCAAATGTTGTTGCTTCGAAGTGCTCAAGGGTTGCACGTTCCTGCTCAGGTACAAAACGAGACATAAGTTCGTTTGCATAGAACATGTCCTGTTCAGCTTTCTTAGTGATGTAAGTTGCTGAAGTCAGGTACTTGTCAACAGTGAATGTGAAGTCTGCTGTTGCAAGTGGATCGTATACGACCTGTGTATCTTCGGTGTAGTTGTTAGTTGAGATTGCACCGATTTGTGGGATGTGGAATGTATCTCCGTCAGGGAAACCATCAAGCATACGGACGTACCGTTGTGCTTGCATTTCATCACGAAGAAGTTCTTTAAGTTCTTGACCCCATACGTCTGCACGGGTTAAGTAACTTGCGGTTGATAGCATACCTGCCATTTGATTTACTCCAATTTAAGTGTGTCTACAAACCAAACTTTTCGCCCATACGTACTTTATCTTCCATAAGTTGACGTTGGACCTTTGGTGTGTAGTAAAGGTTTTTATTTTCTCGACGGAGCTTTTGGTAGTATGACCAATCACGATCTGTCGAGGCTTGCATATTGACGCCTTCTGTTCGAACCGACCCCTGTACCATTGGGCTAAAGGATTTCTTTGGTTCTCCGATTAGGCTAAAGAAAGCTGTGGGACTCTCGGCGGCAATCTCTTGCATGCGTTGAAGACTAATGCCTAGCTCTTCGGCTTTCTTCTGGACAGTAGCTTTGGCTTCTGTGCCGTAGCTCTTCTCCAGTTCCTGATCCACTAAAGAAAGATTTTGCTTTACAACACTCTCTTGCTCTCGTGCAGTCAGGGTCTTTTCAACAAGGCTCTTCAGGTCTTCCTCACTCAGATTAGGGTTGGTGTTCCCGTCTGACGTGCCACCAGTATTATTGTTGTTAGGCATTGCAGTATTCGCAGTGGTGGGGTCTGCGGCCTTATTCTGCAACTGGTCAAGGAGTTTCTGGGCGTAGTCTTGTTTCCCTAAGTCTTCTCGCATCTGGTTCAGTTGACCTTCTAACTCACTAATGTAAGTGTCAGCCTCAAGTTTACCTTTTGCGAGGACTTCGGGATTACTCCAGTTTTCTCCCTTCGCCTCTACGAGCTTTGCTACAAAAGATTCCTGTGGTGAGGTGGTCTCTGTAGTTGTCTGCTCTGTTACCTCATTGGCCTGTGCGGTTGCAGTACCTTCGGTAAATACACTCATGTGTTATCCTTTGTCTATTGTGATTAACTTCAGCAAGTCACTGAGCACTTGGTTGTACTCATTGATTGCCACCTGTCGATACTCCCAATTAGGTGTATCATAATCACGAACAGAAGATTTCTTTTTGTATTCCTGTTCGAGAATCTGTTTGAGTTCATCGAAGGCTACACGGTAACCTAGAACTTCTTGTTGTCGTTGCTTACGTGCCTCACCCTTGAGACCCTTTAACCATACAGCTTTCATTTGCGACCGTACTTACCGCCAAAGTTCATCTGCTCTGCAAGGCTCTTCTGGCCTTTCTTGGTAGTCTTCATTAGCTGTTTACGTCGAGCAGTAGATGTAGGTTTATTACCTAATATTCTCTGCCAGAGGGTAGGTTTCTTCTTTTTGGGCATCTTACATTCCCATCTGTTGTTGCATGGTGAGGTTTTCTACGTTCATAGCCTCAGCTTCTTGGATTTGTGTTTGTGTTTCCAACTGCTCACTTACAGCAATGTTCTCACTGAACAGTGTTGGTTCTCCAAGTTCATCTGCTAGGATACGGGCAAACTCTTTACCTGACATGTGTGCTGCTACACTAGGGTCAGACAGTTTGATCTGGTAGAGTTGTGTGAGGTTCTGGACACGTCGAGCACGTTCAGCAAAGTGACGGGCACCTACAGGAACGATCTTACCTTTGGCAGTGATGTCCTCTTTAGAGATGTCCTTGAACAGTAGAGCACCTGTAGCATCGTCTAGGACACGGATAGTGTCTGACATGTTCATGTTACGTCGAGATACCTCAAGCATGGCGTTCAGGATAGGCTCAAGGAACACACGTTCAAAGTGGGCAGTCTTGTGCTCAAAGATACGTGAGGCTGCATTCTGTAGTGACTGTACCTCGAAGGCTGTCTTCTCACCTGCAGTACGGATACCCATGGCCTGACGTGGTGCACCAGCCATTTCTTCCATCTTGTTCTCTAGGTTCTGAATCTGGAAGTCAGCATTAAGTGCTGTGCTGTCAGGGGCAAGGTAACCTACGTCACCCTCTTCACCCATGTAGATACGGGCTGCAGGTTCAAACTCAAAGTCTTCTACGTCACCCTTGACCTTTAGGATTGGGTAAGCAATCTGGTCAAACACATCAGCCTTAAGGTTCTCTAGGTGGTCAATGCGGTACTGCATACCAACCAAGTTATCCAAGGGACCCATGGCATAGAGGTTGTCAGGGCGTGGACGCCAGCCAGCATGGAACACAGGGGCTGTACCTAACCAACTAGGGTTCTCTTCGTTAGCCAGTACGTAGGCACGATCAACTACAGTAATCACTCGATCTGTATGTAGTTTGTCTTCTGCAGAGTCGTAGAAGTCACCGTAGAAGGTGAGGATTTCTACATAGTCTGATTCGTAGTACTGCTGGATAGATGTGAAGCCATCAGCAATGAAGCCTTCTGCCTTAGAGAATGTACTTTGGTCTGAACCACGGACACCTGCACGGGAAGAAAGCATCTTGTCAAACACACCCTCCATATAAGCTTTGGAAGGATCATCCTTTATCATCTTACGTATTTCGCCAAGGGTCTTGACTGAACGGATAACCTTAGGAGCCTTGCTGAAGTCAGAGGCTGTAGGGTTAAAGCAAATGTCGTAGGGTGACACACGTACAATACGTGGGCCTACGTAGTTCACAATATAGTCACCAGCTTCTTTGATGTGGTAGCTGTCTTCCCAAGTAACTGTAGCAAAGCAGTTGCCGTACTGGATGTAGTCGTAGAGCAAGTCAGAAGCTACGTTAACAAACTGAGACTGTCGGATCTTATTGTCCATGTAGGCTTGGATTACATTCCGTTTAGCCTTGTTGTTTCCTTGCTTGTCGTCAGCCTCAAACCGCATCCACTTCTGCTGTGGGAACAGGGTAGCAAAGTAGTTAGCATGGAGGTTGTCCATGATCTGTGTAAGCTTGGGTGTGGTAGTACTATTAGACCAAGGCAGCATAGCATTCTTGGTGGTACTAGTATCTGTAGCATAGAGGTAGTTACGAAGTTCTTTCCACTCTTCTACCTTCTGTTGACGGAGGTTAGACCACTCACGCCAACGGTTAGCAATCTCAACGGCCATATGGTCAGGCTCAAGAAGGTGTTCGATTTCTATTGTTTCACCTGCCATTTAAGAGGCTCCTCTGAATCTACTGTTTGCCCATACAATGTTGTTTTTCTTACTACGGTTGATACTGCGTGAAGGTTTCACTGCAATGTCTACAGCCGAAGCTAGGGCATCTTTGATGTCGTCGTGTGGTGGGTTACGTGACATTAGCTCTTCTTCTAACGTCTGGATGTTACCGCCTCGGTAGTGCCAGATCTGAAGATTGTCATAACGTGGCTCTAGGGTAGAGGCGATACGTTCCTCTTTGTTACCCTGATGTTTGTTTGGTCGGTACTCATCAATGCTGAGAGACAAACCGTGTTGCTTAACCAGTTCCTTGAGTTGCTTAACGATAGCCTGTTGAGCTACTGTAACCTCTGCTCTCATCTTACGGAACGACCACTTACCAACTAGCTGGAAGATGTGTTCGAAGTATTCTGAGATACGGTCAGTACGGAACCTGTCGATGTCTAGAACAAAGATATTATTATCTGCATCTACACCTACTACAACAATAGCTGTGTAGTCAGCTTTCTTTGAGAGACTGAAAGCAAAGTCAATGGATGCATAGACGTTAAGCTTCCTATCTTTGTAGAACCAGTAGCCGTTCTCTTCGACTAGGTGTTTACGTTCATAGTACTGAAACTTCTCAGAACCAACTGGTATGTTGTCTGGATCACTAGGATCATTGTAGTACTGTGCTCGGAACTGACCTTTGTCTAGGTACTGCCCACGTTTCTTAGCTAAGATCTGTCGAGTAAACCCGAAGTACTTACCATCTTTACGTTGCTGCTGGGGCCACAAGAACTCTCCTGTGCCATCCCCTCGGTCCTCTACGGCTCTCTCAAAGACCTCGTAGATGTTATCCTCAGCAACCTTGTCACCCTCGTCGTTGTACTGATCCTCTACCATCTGCATTAGATCGTTGTACAAGTCGGATGGGTGGTAACGAGTACCTACTACCCACTCTTTAGCATTAGCCCCTTCGATAGAAGAAAGGAGGGAGTACTGAGACTTGACCTTGTTACGGCCTTCACCTGTGTAAGCATTCTCGTAGACAACAACATCGTCTAGAACAGCAATGTCACAGTGCATACCAGTGAGAGAGGTTGTAAGTCCACCAGTGAAAACAGAAGGGTCACGGACATTCTCTTTCTTACGTGAGGGGTGATCCAACATGATCTCTGAGTTGGTCCACCGTGTTCGTTTACCTTCGTCAACATTGACGTGCTCAGGCCAGTAACGGCGATAAGTTTCTGATGTAAGGATACCTTTTACGAAACCTAACTGCTTCTCTGCAAGGTTAGCTGTAGCTGATATGTATAGTATACGAAGAGTTGGGTTCTTTGTCAACTCCCAAACTACACGATAGGCTACTAATCTTGACTTACCATGGTCACGAGGGAAGAGTAGCAACTGGTGAGACTTAGAATTAGGTCTAGTCCACCAGTCACATACATCTTCATGACATTGCCCTAGAACCTGCTCAGGTGCTACAAGCTTGATGAAGGTGGCCAAGTCATTCTCAGCCGCCTGTCTGATTTGATCTAATGTTGTCATTAAGGTTATGACTTAACGCAAAGCTCTGTTGCAGATAAAGCTGCACCCGCATAAGTAGGTAGAGAGTCACTAGCAGTTAGACTTAAACTCCCGTCTAGTCTGACGTAATATTCAGATCCCGGAGTAAGACCTGTTTGATCAGCTGAAATACCGCCAGTTACTAGAACGGATGCAGTATCCCCGTCGGCATACGCCCCTTCTGAAATTCCGATATAAACACCACTGAACATGTTTGTGTTTGTGGGTGTGTAGTTGAAGGCAATGTAATCGTGGTCGGTGTTCGACGAATCTCTCACCATTACTGAAATTGCAAGGCCTCCCGTAGCTGGATTAGAAGTAATTTGAGGCCAAGCTCCATTAGCCAAACTATGTCCTGTCAAGATGGGGATAGTTTCTTTCTGAACTTCTTGAAATCCGTCATTATTATCATTAACTTTTATCTGCAAAATGACTGTTCTCAGTCCAGCCACATATGACGCAGAGGCTGCATCGTAATGTAAATGAACATTTTCAGTTGCAAAAGGCCCTCCGTAGACACCTATTGCATTATCACTAAACACTTGTGTTAGTGTCGTACCTGAGAGGGTGAAGAGAATACCCTTGACGTACCCATTTGTCTCTGACTCTAGAAAAAAGGTTTGATTTTTAACAGGATCGTGGGCGATGTCAATAGCAGTATAACCACCGCCACCATAACCTGTACCAAACTGTTGGGTAGCACTTAAGGAGATAGATGTACCAGATACCGTACCTACCATCATGAAATTTTCATAGTATGTCATAACACTTATGATAAGCTTGTTGGCTGTAGTATCATAACCCATACCCCAGCTATAGGCACCATTACTGATGATTGACGAGTTATAAGAAGCTTTTGAACCATATGAAACACTATTACCAGAGACTGTAAGTGCCCGTAAACCTGTTCCAGATTGGACTATGTGTTGGGCAGAGTCTGGGTCATAAAGGGTTCGTATGGCTCTGTTATAACCCGCCGCAGTTTCAATATTCTGTAAGCTACCTTTAGTAATTGTACCATCACTGGCAACAGTTACTACAACAGACTTAAGGGTGTAGTGAGACCCCGATCCTGGATAGTCCGTCCAAAGGCAGAGAAACTTATCTGCGTTGGGGTCATACGTAATAGTAATTCCACCTGATGAGCCGTTGTAAAGTTGTACAGTGGAAAGTTCTGTAAGAGTTCCATCTGAGTTAAGTCTTATAGAAACTATTTCAATAGTGTTACTACCACCTGAACCTACTTTCCTTGCTGAATAAGCAGCAAGCATTATGTCGGTACCATTAGTATCATTAGCTGTGTACTGTGCTTGTGGATAGTACATACCTTCGTCAATGTCTATCTGACCTGAGACAGACACCTCTGAACCTGTAACTTGACTTAATGTTCCGTTAGGATTAACCATAACTGTCGAACCAGCTGCAATAGCACCACTAGCTGTTGCAGAGTGTGAACCGCCTCCGACACCAGCCGCACCAAGTGCAGCCACTGATACAGAGTCTACAGATGCAATGTTCGTTAGTTGTCTACTATCATCAATAATAGTAGTTCCATTTACTTTAATAGCCATCTTCGTATTCCTTTACTAATAGCCTTAGATTACCAAGGAAGACCTATAAGGGCCTTCTCACCGTAAGATTCAATAAACTGCAAGTTTGCTTCTCTTTCGAGGTCTGCTTTAGGGGTTACTTCCCAAACCCAGTCTAGTACTTGAGTCTCAGTTAAGTCGGTATAAGCTACGAAAGAAGGGTCTGTTGAGTCGAATACGAGGTCTGTTTCACCTGTCTTAATTACACGATCACCATTAGTATCCCTTACTTCACAAGTCCAAACTACTTTCTGGACTCCGCCTGTGTCTTCACCTCGTAAAAGATCAAGTATCTTCCAAGTATATGTTAGTGCCATCTTCGTGTTCCTCCACTAATAGCTTAAGTAATCGTAGCACTGGTGTTCATGTCACCAGCTACGTCTAGGTTTCCGTTGGAGTCTAACTTCATCTTGTTAACACCTCCAACTGCGAAGTAAAGATTACCACCCGTTTCAGTGATTGACCAAGTAGTAATGTTTACGGCAGCTGCTGAGTTCTCATTGAGCATCTCAATACCACCTGCGGTAACTCCATCATGGAGTACCAGTGTGTTCTTATCTGTGTCTACAGTTACTTCACGTTCACCACCTGTAAAGGTAGCATGTTCAGCTGTGGTACCGCCACGGAGTTTAAGTTGAGTTGCCATCTTACTGTGCTCCTAGCTTTGCTTTTAGCTCGTCTATCTGAGCCTGTTGGTCCTTGACAGCTTCGATAAGCAAACCAACCATGTTGCTATACTTGACAGACTTGAGACCATCGTCTGATGTTCTAACTAAGTCTGGTAGTACCTCTTCTACTTCCTGAGCAATGACACCCAAGTCAGAGGCACCGTTACCTATCCAGTCGAAGGTAACACCACGTAGCTGTTGTACAGTCTCTACTGGAGCCTTAATAGTCTCTACGTTCTCTTTGAGGGTCTTGTCTGAGGTAGTGTTGACGTTGGTTGCTGTTACGTCACCAGAGAAGACTGCTGAGGTACCGTTAAGGGTGCCAGTGAGTGTACCACCTGCCAAGTCTAACTTAGTGGACAGATCCACAGTTGACCATGAGTAGTCACTACCGTTCCAACCTAGGTACTGGCCTGAGGTTGCTGTGCTAGTGTTAAGGTGAGTGTCTACCTCAGCATCTGCATAGTTTGTAGCTGAGGCTGCAACAGCCCCTAGCTTGGTCTTCTCAGCATCAGTAAAGGCGTTAGTATCTGCTTCAGCTTCGTATGCTGTCTTAATCTCAGCACCTGTCTGATCAGCTGTAGCTGCAACCTCAATACCATCTAGCTTAGTACCGTCGGTAGCTACGTCACGTCCGTCAATGGTTGACGTAGTCAGAAGAGCACCTGTAAGAGTACCGCCAGTAAGAGCTAGGAAACCTGAACCAGCTGTTACACCTGCTGTCCAGCCTGTACCATCGTAGACCTTCAGGACACCTGAGGTGCTGTTGAAGAACAGGTCACCTGTGTCAAGACTTGTAGTCGGGTCTGCTGTACCGATACGGTACGTCTCACCAAAGCTATTAACATTGACAAGGTTAGCTGCTACAGTGTTTACGTTGGCGATGTCGGTAGCCACCAGACCAATGTCTGCTTCATCTGCTACTACAGCTGCAATGTCTGCTGTGATACCAGCTACCGTATTTACATCTGCAATGCTTGCTGCGACTAACCCAATATCTGTAGCATCAGCTGCTACTGCTGTAATGTCAGCTGAGATACCTACGGCAGAGGTAACATCTGCACTGATAGAAGCTACAGTAGTCACATCAGATGCAATAGCACCTACTGCTCCAATGTTAACTTCGTTACCTGCTACAGCAACAACCTCAGTCCCAATACCTGCAACAGATGTAACGTCTGTATCAATATCTGCTACAGCCTCAATGTTGTCTAGGTTACTGAATACGGAAACGATAAAGCCATCAGGAGAACCTGATGTACCACTTACTGTTTCTGTGATGTCACCGAAGTCGTAAACAGTTCCTGCTACAAAAGTACCAGCCGTTAGATCATCACCAATAACCTGAATCTCATTCAAGTAAGGTTGAAGGTTGTTAAAGGAGTTGGCAGTGATAGTAGCTTGTGCTGCTGCGTTTGTAGCCTGTAGTCCTGCCTCAACTGCTGCTGCTGATGCTGTATCACGGTAACCTCTAGTTACAGCAACAATGTCCTGCCCATCAACAAGAAGAGAACTTACGTTAGCAATACCATTACCGTTAAGGTCTAGGTCAGCTTGCATAGCATTAGGGGTAGACCCGTCTAAGCTAAGTGTATTATTAAAAGCTGCTCGAATTTGTTGGAAGTTATTATTCAGGGCTTCCCGCCCAAAGTAGCCCGAAGCTACCGTGGTAATATCTGGTCTCTTAGCCATCTGTTTCCCTCTTTACCTGTGGTGAGGTTAATGTTTAGTTTAGTTTGTTGGAACTGATTCCGATCCGTTCAGCTTCCTCAGTCAATAGCTTGAGGGCCTCACGGTCCATGTCCTGCTCTTCTTTTTCTTGTAGTTTCTGTTTAGCTTTAGAAGCTGGTTCCTTTTCGATCCACCCACGTTCCAGCAGTAACTTAGCTGCAGTAAAACTACTGCGCCCACCCGACTTAGCTTCCTCAGAGATAGCCTTGATAGCCTCAGACTTCACACGTATCTCAGCCTCACGTTTCCACCGTTTGTAGTACGGGAGGATCTGGGGGGATTCCCGTAGGACTTCCCAAACGTGCCAGCTTCCGAATACTGTAGTAGCAAAGGTAAACTCAGTAGGGTCCTGCGGAACCATGCTACAGAATAGCTTACCTAGGGACAGGTAGGTATTCCCGTGGCGTTCAATGTCGTCTTCCTTGGTGGTGAAGATAGCATGCTGAGGTTCAGAGTAAGATAACTCATAGAACAAAGATTTGGTACGTACTACACCCTTAACTGTCTTGGTGTACTCTGGTCCGAAAAGCATGATAAGGGGTTACCTTTTGTTAGATGACTACAAAGATAAGTATAACATAGGTTTGACTACTACGTCAACACTATTGCCCTAAAAAGATTTAGGGACGTACTTGACAGTCTACTACAAACCATGTACCCTCTAATACTATAGTATATACTTAAGTACTACTTGTTAGTTTTAGCTAGTTAGTATGTATACCAATAGTATAAACTATAGTACTACTAGGGCCTTCCGCCCAGTACCCTCCCCCTTGCTTACACCTGCAATACCCCTGAGAGCCACAGAGAGCCTCTCTCAGGGCCATTAGGCATGTCTGGGCTACCCTAGGTGCCAAACCCCTGCAGATACCCCTGTGAGCACCTCTTTGCATGCTAGGAAAAACTCTGAGAAAATCTTTTGGTGCATTGTACATATAGAAGGCACCCGTGCGCCCCCCTGCCTGCCCCTGCACACACCCGCAATCCTTTAGCCCCCACCCCATTTGTGATCACGTTCACCCTTTGTTCTGCCATTGTGTCTCCATTTGTGATCACATGTGTCCACATGGTCACCTATGTTACACTATAACATCTCGTGGCAATACACACAAGCACACATACCCCTG